TCTCCTTTAGCTAGGGTTCGGCGGGTAATACCGCTTCACCAGTCCGTCTGTCATGTAAGAAGGGAAGACTACGGACTAGTGCACATCAGTCCATCTTTCCTTATGACATGTACGTATGCGAGTGACCCGGTAGGCGAGAGGCGCATGCGTACATTTTTAGAAAGGAGTTTATGAATATCTTTTACTTACACAAAGACCCGATACAAGCTGCAGAGTGGCATTGCGATAAGCACGTTTGTAAGATGATTATCGAATCTGCTCAAATGCTTAGCATCGTAACACGTCAGAAAAATATTGACTTAGGGTATAATATGTCTACCACAGGTGCTTTCTCCAAGCATCCACAAACTATATGGGTAGGTAAGAGTGGACAACATTTCGAATGGTTAGTATGGCTAGGTATAGCTTTATGCAGACAGTATAAATATAGATACGACAAAGTACATAAGACTAGTAAACTAATGACTGACTTCTTCATGTTATTAGATGACGACTTTTATCACAAGTTCGAAGAACGAGGGTTCACGGATCCTCCTCAATGTATGCCAGAAGAATACAAAAGAGATACGACAATAGAAGGTTATAAAAACTTCTACATCCAAGAAAAGTCTAGATTTGCCAAGTGGTATGGTGGCTACGATAAAGCACCGCCATGGTGGCCTGAAGATAAAAAGGTTTTAAATGTTACTAAAAAATAGTATTATTTCTTACTTGTTGAAACGATATATACAAGTTAGCCAGGTAGCCTCAAGCAGACGTGCATAGTAACTTTATGTTAGGGTTGAAAACCGTAGCCTCTCAGGAAAAATAAGATTGCCTGATGCTAAAAAACCGGGGCCAGATGAGAAAGGACGCTAATGACTACTAATACACATCTCTTTGATAAACGAGTTAGGTTGCTCGTAAGTCAAGTTGAGAAAGTTAAAAACCAAAAGCCATACGTGTATGGCCCGGTCAAGAAAAGACGAGATACCTCCACTGACTTGAGCATGTGGGAGGGTAAACTTAGGGACTTAATGAAAAAAATCCCTTAGTATATAGAGGCCATATTGGTTTTTACGATTTTTCATTTCGCTAAATGGCAATCCCTAATCCCAATACTTGATTCTCTATATCCACTACTAAATTTGCGGGATTACTTATAGTAATTACAAGTAATCCCTCTAATCCCGAGACCAGACGCAATCTCATCTCATACATCAGAGAGTGTGATATGGCCTCTATATATAGAAAGGAAATTAACTATGGACTTATATACATTAGCTGTTATAGTAGCTGCTGGAGTATTAATTATGATGTTTACTAATTAAAATAAATGTATACTGCTGATTTTATTAATTATATATTATAAATAGTAATTGTAGAAAGGAGATATTTATGGCTACAACGCAGTCAACTACAAAAACTAATGGGTCTAAAAAGCCCGTTGTAATTAAGACTCCAAGCGATATGACTGGAGTAAAGAAATACGACCACGATGCTAGAATCCAAGTTCTAGTGCCAAAAAACCCTAAACGAGTAGGGTCAGGTGGTTGGAAACGATTTGGTTATTACAAAAATGGTATTACTATCAAAGAGTTTTTGGCGAAAGGCGGGAAGACTATCGACTTGGATTGGGATAGAGAACGAGGGTTTATTGCTACTGAAGATAGAGATAAATCTGGTTCCAAGAGTAAATCGCCAAAAGCGACATTTACTTTAAAATAATTGTATATATTGTATTCGATTATTTTATTATATAATTATAGGGTGTCTATCCGTTCAGACGCCCTATATCAACTAGAAAGGATATAGAACATGTTAGGACCATTCACTTCAATAAGAAAATTAGAGATGTATGACACATCTTCAAGTGAAAAAACTACTTATTTCCAAATTGTCCGCCCTAATGGCGAACATGAATTTATTACTTCAGAGCAATTTGAAGAAGCTAAGTCAACGTTTTTGAAAGAAAAACGCAGGAAAGAACGCAGACAAGCTAAGATTGATGCCATTAATGAAAGAGCAGAAATGGCTATGCAAAACGGTATGGCCTTTGGCACTCAAGGTTATAACGATATTATGGGAGGTTAATATGGGTGATAGAGTTAGTATACAATTTCAAGACAAAGATGGCGACAGTAGTATCTGTTTGTTCCATCACTGGGGCGGCAAATGGTTTCCACATTTTGCTGGCGCCTGGTTTATGTTACATAAACAAAAGATTAATCCTAGTCAAGCAACTCCATTAACTAGATTCGAAGCAAGAAATGTTATGGTGCAATTTATACAATCGCTTTCAAGGTATAATAGTATGCGAGGTATAAAAGGGTTTAGTGGAGATTACGATAATCCTAAAATAGATTATTATGATTCTGTAATATCGCATAGTATTTACACAGGTGCTACTCCTGATGATGGCGATAACTCAGATAACGGTCATTATACTATACGAACAGACACAGGAGATTTAAGTAATCAAGATGGCGAGATAATTACCATATGTAATCCTGCTATCATGAAAGAAGTTGAGGCGATGACTAGAAAAACTAACAGAGAGGAAGTTATGGAGGTACTTAAACAATGCGCGAATTGATTTTATTTCTATCTGGTGCAATGGTGGCTATTTTCGCTATTGTTGTAGTGATAGTTTTTGGTACGATTTTGTTTTAATTAGTTTACTATTAATAATAACAAAAGAAAGAGAGAATGATATGCCACTTACAAATAAACACGTAAGACCAAAACTAACTGCCAAGCAACAAGAAGAAGCTTTTGTTTGGTGGTGCAATCAAAATGAAGAAGAACTTAATGTATATTTTAACAAGAATAAAATAACAGAACAATCTCAAATAACAGCTGTAGCTAAAGGTCTTTGGCTGGATAGACTAGAGAGGGTAGGGTTAAGGAGTTGTAACTCATGACAACAGAAGAAATACAAAGCCTAGTTTTTGGTTCATCTAAACAACTAGACGACCTTGACATTGGTAAAGCAAAAGAGATTGGAAAAGGTCGAAGTGCTCAAGAATATTCATTTACTGTTTATCATGATCAAGCTCCTCTTACACCTAATACTCAGTTAGGAGAGGACATTACAATTGTAGATATGTATGACGGTCGGTATAATGTTATATTCTACATTAGAACACACGTGTCTTTCAAAGACATTAAAAACTACATGGACAACTACGAAGATATCCTCATAGATAAATAAAAACCTATACATTTAACCTCTAATACGCTAAATTGGAGGTTAATTATATGGATAACATTATTGAATTTAATCAAGTTGAAAATAAGATTTTATCAGACAAAGAAAAGAAGTTCGTCAATAACATAATTTCTGGATTAGGTAAGAAACAAGCGGCGTTAGAAGCAGGATATGCTGAATCGTCAGCTCACGTACAAGCTACCCGACTACTAAAAAAGGATAAAATTCTGAGGGCCGTGACCCGTGCTCGTCAGATCCAGACGCAAAGAACAGTACACACAGTCGAAGAAGAGGTCAAAAAGCTAGACGGGTTGTATGATGCTGCGTGCGATAAGAAACAATTCGGGGCAGCGGTCCAGGCTGCGAGGTTGAAGGCACAGTTATTGGGGTACCTTGTTGAGAAGAAGGATGTCAAAGTATCACAAGTCGATAACATGGATGAGGGTGAGTTGATCACCTACCTTGACAAGTTGAAATTAGACTACGGCGGTTGAGTGATGCGGCTTGAGCATTGAGCCGTCCGCATTCCACCTCCGTCCTCCCGCCGCCGGCGGCGGTCGGCGGATGTTTGTCCACACATCAACAACCACAAACCGCCCGGCCTGGGCCGTTTCCATATGTTAATAACTTTGTAAATTAATTGTTTAATAATGATTTTATTAGTTTATATTAGTATTATAACATAAGGTTATAGAAAGAAGAAAATCAAAATAGGAGTTTATTATGACTCAGAATACTAATAAAAAGTTCCCTACCTCATTCAGAGCGATAGAGAACAGAGCAATCATGTTTCTTTTAATTAATCAAAAGAAACCATCAGGCAAAGCCTTTGCCCGATACGAACTTTACAAAACAACAACTTCGTTACTAGACGCAGTCAATAATGGTTTCACACCGTTAGACATGCAATATGAAACGAAGTCCAACCACCGTTTTAAGAAGTTCCATACTATGTGTTTCATCGAAGGTGTCAACGTAAACGAAAAAACCAAGACATCTTTAGAAACCGTTATCAATAAGAACAAAGAAGTAGTCAAAGACTTACCGACCGCAGTTCAGAAAAAGATAACAGAGAACATCAAGAAGTT